GTTTTATGAATTTAGAAATAACTCTTTTTCTAAATGAAAATATGGACTTCAAAGACCCCCAACTTAAAGATAAACTTAAGAAAATTGCCAAAGCAATCTACGTAGATAACTTCAAGAATAACGACTATTTTGATTTTACTGTGTCAAAAAAAGTAAAAGATACTATTTGATGGTATTTATTACTAAAATACTTTTATGAAAATATTAGGACCACAAGACACGGGTAAAGGAATATTAATAGAAATGGACGCGGGATACATTTCCCCGACTGAATCACACAATAAGAATTTATTGGAGCAAGCCAACAAAAGTATGTTGGATTATTCTAAACCATTTGAATTCTATGCCGTACTTCAGAAATACAATACACCTAACCGTAATGGTAGAGTGTATCCCGAAAAGATTCTCAAAAGAGAAGCTGATAACTATAAGAAGATGATTGCAAAAGGAACTGCATTGTCTGAACTAAACCACCCTGAATCATCATTAATCGATTTGGACCGTGTATCACACCTTATTAACGATGTATGGTGGGACGGACACATCCTTATGGGTAAATTAAAGCTTTTAACATCACCTGGTTTCCACGAAAGAGGTATTGTCTCTACCAAGGGTGACCAAGCAGCTAACTTGTTAAGACAAGGTGTTACATTAGGTATTTCATCACGTGGTGTTGGTTCATTGAAAAAGGTGGGGGAACAAAATGAAGTACAAGGAGATTTTGAATTAATTTGTTTTGATTTGGTATCATCACCATCCACACCAGGAGCTTACTTATTTACCAATCCTGACGATAGAAATAAATTTGAAGAAAATTTAGAAGAAGAAAAGGTTTCAAGAACACCTGAAATTGGTGTAAGTGAAAAAGGAATGAACCGCTCTATTGACTTATTGAAAAAATTAAATCATTATTTGGACAAATAATATTAAAACCATGGATGAAAAATATTTTGTAGCAAAAGTTCAGTACGACTTACCTGATGAAAACACAGGTAAATTAAAGAAAATTAGAGAAGAGAAATTGGTGAAAGGTTACTCGGTAACCGATGTAGAAGCCAAGGTTACTTCACGATACACGGGGTTCCAACATGACTGGCGAATCACGGCAGTATCTGAGAGTAAGATTGACGAAGTTATTGAAGATTAATAAAAACCCCTCCTAACCGAGGGGTTTTTTTATTTATTTTGAGTTTCTGCCAACTCCAAACCAACTTTTTTTAAGTTGGGACATATTTATTATGTAAATTATTCTAAAATTTATATGGCAGAAAAAAAGTCATTAGTCGAGGAAGCATTACTTCAAATGAAAAATTTGGAAGAAGTAGTGTCTGAAAATGCAAAAGGAATACTTGCTTCAACAATGAAGGAAGAAATCTCTGAATTAGTAAAAGAGTCTTTGAAACAAGAGACTGACGAACAAGAAGAAGACGAGACAGATGTAGAAATTGATTCTATGGACGACATGGGTGACGAAGAAGACATTGACATGAATGACATGGACATGAATGACATGGGCATGGAAGATGAAGATGAATTTGACGTTGAAGACATGGAAGACGAAGTAGGAATGGATTTAGACATGGACTCGGAAGAAGATGAACAACCAATTGACCTTACAAACGCTTCAGACGAAGAAATCTTAAAGGTATTCAAAGCTATGGGTGACAATGATGGTATTATCGTTAAAAAAGATGATAACCAAATCACTTTGGAAGATGAAGACGAAGATTCTGAGTACATCATTCAATTAGAGAGTGACATGGAAGAAGAAACTATGGAAGAAATGGACGAAGCTGAAATGGACGAAGCTGAATTATCTAACCAACAGTTGGATGATATGATGGATGACATTTTTGGTTCTAAAATGAAAGAATCTGAAACAAATGAAGACATGGATGAGGAGTGGAACGAATCTGAAGTGGAAATGGAAGAAGGTGATGTTGTTTACGAAATAACTATGGATGACGAAGATGATGATGAGGAAGAAGAAGAGGAGGATGAAGAAGATGAAGATGAAATGGAAGAATCCGTAAATGAAAATAAATTCACAATTAAACCAAAGATGGGTTCATTAACAAAATCATCATTAACTAACAAAGCTAAAAAAATGGAAACTAAAGAAAGTTCAATGATGAGTAAACCTGTAGTTGGTAAAGGTGTAAAAACTGGTTCAGCAACTAAATTTGAATATAAAGAAGGTAAAAAAATGGAAACCAAAGAAGCATCTATCGAACCAAAAGGTAAGGCTAAAGGTGTTGGTATGAATTTGAAACCTAAAAAATTCGAATACAAAGAAGCAGAAATGGAAGAGAACTGGGGTTCTAAAAAACACGAATTCAAACGTAAAGACGTTGATGGTGTTGAAAAGAAAGCTGGTGAAAAAGGTGGTCACTACAAAGATTACGAAAAAGAGGAAACTAAAGAAGCGGCTAGAACTTTATCTAACGGTACAAGAAACTACGCTGAGAGAAAAGGTTTACCTAAAATGAAAGTTAGACCAAACGCAGCTCTTTCTGAAGAAGTAGTACGTTTGAGAGAAAAGAACGAAGAGTATAGAAAAGCTTTGAATGTTTTCAGAGAAAAATTAAATGAAGTTGCGGTATTCAACTCAAACTTGGCTTACGCTACAAGATTGTTTACAGAACATACAACAACTAAACAAGAAAAAATCAACATCTTAAGAAGATTTGATGACGTTGAATCATTAAAAGAATCTAAGTCTTTGTACGGCTCAATCAAAAATGAATTAACAAACAATAAAAATCAAAGTGTTGTAACTGAGTCTATGTCGAAAATTGAAAAATCTCCAGCTTCAGGTTCAGCACAAAATTTAATCGAATCTAAGACATACGAAAATCCACAATTCTTAAGAATGAAAGATATCATGTCTAAAATCGTAAAATAAAAATAAACATAAAACTAAAAACAAAATAAAATTAAAATGGGTGCATTATTAGAAAGCGGTCTTGTTGGTAACATTGGTTTGAAACACTTAAAAGTTATCAAAGAAGACACAATTAACAAATGGGATAAACTAGGCTTTTTGGAAGGTTTGAAAGGTCACTTAAAAGAGAATGTAGCTCAGTTGTATGAAAACCAAGCTTCTTACTTGATTAACGAAGCTTCTTCAACTACTGACTCTGGTTCTTTTGAAACAGTTGTTTTCCCTATTGTGAGAAGAGTATTCTCTAAATTATTAGCGAACGACATCGTGTCAGTTCAAGCTATGAACTTACCAATCGGTAAATTATTCTACTTTGTTCCAAGAATCCAAGGGTACTCTGGTGGTACTTCTACTAACGGATACTTTGGTAACAGTGGAGCTCACTACGCTCCTGTAGGTTCTCCAGGAAACTATCCTGGTGACCCAGATAATGGATACAACACAATTCCAGCTGGTGCAGGTACGTACAATCCTTCATACAACAAAGATTTGTATGATTTATTCTACGAAGGTAACGAACCAAACTTGGACCCTCCAGGATTGTTCGATTACTCTAAAGGTCAGTGGACAGCTGTTACAGCATCTACAGTTACTTACGTATGGGATGCAGCAGGATACTTAGTACCTTCAGGTTACACAACTTCAGATTACAGAAAAGTTATTATTGTTATGAGTGGATTCTCTAACGCAGGTGCTGGTCAATTGATTGGTCCTAACGGTAACACTATGGATACTGAAGAATTCTTATCAGGTTTGAACATCTTTGGTGTTTCAACTAACCCAACAACTGCAGCTAACGCTACAGCTCCTTACTTGTTCAGAGTAGTAACTCAAAGATATGGTAAAGGTATCGTTCAGTATGGTAATACTGTAACAACTCAATTCCCTTCAGGTCCTGCTGGCTACAACGCTAACTCAGGTGGTTCATACTACAACGTATGTGACGCAAACGGTTTCATTTTCTTAGAAATTGATTTACAACAACCAGTTTGTATCTCTTGTGGTCAAACAACTCCTGATGGTTACACAGGTTCAACATTCTCATCAACTACAAGTGTTAACTCAGCGTTCATCGCGGTTTACAGATTGTATAAAGAGTTAGAATTCGAAGACCAAATTGGTGAAGTTTCTTTCGAACTTGATTCAGTTACTGTTTCAGTTACAGAAAGAAAATTAAGAGCACAATGGTCTCCTGAATTGGCTCAAGACGTTGCGGCGTTCCACAACATTGATGCTGAAGCTGAATTAACAGCTTTATTGTCAGAACAGGTTGCGGCTGAAATCGACAGAGAAATCTTACGTGATTTGAGAAAAGGTGCAGCATGGAACTTGAGATGGGATTACAACGGTTGGAAGAGACTAGCTTCTACTGGGACTACTCCATACACTCAAAAAGATTGGAACCAAACTTTGATTACAGCAATCAACCAATTGTCAGCTCAAATCCACAAATCAACATTGAGAGGTGGAGCTAACTGGATTGTTGTTTCTTCTGAAGTTTCGGCTATCTTTGATGATTTGGAATACTTCCACGTATCAAACGCAGCTCCTGACCAAGACCAATACAACATGGGTATCGAAAGAATCGGTACATTGTCAGGAAGATACCAAGTGTATCGTGACCCTTACTTCCCAGCTAACCAAGTGTTAATCGGACACAAAGGTACAAGCTTGTTAGATACTGGTTACATCTACGCACCATATGTTCCATTACAGTTGACTCCAACTATGTATAACCCATTCAACTTCACACCTATCAAGGGTATCATGACAAGATACGCTAAGAAAATGGTTAACAACCGTTTCTATGGTAGAGTAACAGTTGATGGTGTAAGAACATTCAACTTACAAGAATTGAGATAATCTCAAAATTCATAAAAAGAAAAGGGGACCAAAAGTCCCCTTTTTTTATTTATTAAAAAGTACTCTTAAGGACTTTGATACTGCTTCAGATTCTTGTAAATCAAACATTCCTTTAACAAAACAATAATTTAAGGATTCTTTAATACAATAAATTGCTTGGTCTTCAGTCATGTTATCTAAGAACATATTTAATTGTTCTTGTGACGTATAATGTATTGATTCAAAAAGATTACCAATAACCTCATTTTTTTCAGTTATTTTTTCGTTATTGTCTATATTTTCCATATTTTTTTATATTTATCTGTGGTTACTCTTACTAATTAAATAATAAGTGAAAATTACAAAAAAACAAATACAGGAAGCGACATCATCAGGTGGAACTGGAAGATATAAAGTTCCATTAAATATGGCTCCGCAAATATGGGAAAAAGGTACTTTAGAACCTTTTGACATTCCTGTTTCTAAATTTGTGAGTTCTGAATTGGCTTATGATTCTTATGATGGTTCAATAAATGACTATAGTAAAAATGAAATAACTAAATTAGAAAAAAAAGCAATAAAAATGGCGAAAATCGCTAAAGATAGTTTTAGTCAAAACGATGAAGGTGGAAACCCATTTAATGGATATTCTCCAGCAGGTAATACAGACCCTGGAACACCAAAATATATTGAAAAAGATGCACATTTACCAAAATGGAATTTTGAACCCGTACTAAAGGAAGATTTGGCTGTTTGGTTTGGTACTAAGAAAAAACCAAAAGGTAGTAAACAACCAAAAGGTCCTTGGGTAAACATATGTCGTAAAGATGAAAATGGTAAACATCCACCATGTGGAAGACCTGATACATCTAAAGGTGGTTATCCAAAATGTAGAGCGGCAGGTGTTGCTGGTAAAATGTCTGACTCACAAAAAAGAGCTGCGTGTTCACAAAAAAGAAAAGCTGAAAAAAAAGATACTCAATCAGGTAAAGGACAAAAACCTGTTATGACATCTTATAAACCAAAAAAATCTAAAAATGAAGGTATGAGACAATCAATCAAGTCCATCCTCCAAGAACAAGTTAGAAAAAGTAACATGCTAGAACTTGGAACTTTATTCGAATCAAGAGAGGTTAAAAACCTAAAAGAAGCAAAAAAAATTGCTCAACAACACTTGAACGAAAATCCAAGATATTATTGTGTCTTACATAGAATAGGACTTATTGAAGGAGCAGATGTGACTAACTTGGCAAATAAAACTTGCCCGTCAACTTAAGGTATGTAAAATATTCTTTAATGAATGTTTAATATTGGAAGTTATTTCTTCTTCCATTTTTAACCTTTGATTTTCTAACACCTCATTAAAATGACTAATGATTTCATCTTTTGATTTGTCATTAATTACGACAGTATAAGAATACTTGTGATTGATAACATTTACCGTATTACCTTCAATCGTTATAAAAATTGAATTTAGTGGATTGTGTATGTATTTTTTATTAGATAACGGTGTCATCAATAATTGACTATCTGGTTTATCAATAAGTTTTCTACAAATTGATAAACAATCTAATTCGTACTTTGTTCTTGAACCACGTTCGTAGTCCATTTTTCTTACAGAATCAATGTACATTTTTTGAATCCATCTCCTAAAAGCGTGTTTATATTCTTTCATAACAATATGGTTTCAAAGATAGTAATTATTTTTTAGATTAACAATAGGAACCTGAACAATGTTTCTTACCGTCTAATCCTGGCATTTTACCTTTACATACTTGAACTGCGTATCCGTTAGCATATGCTGAAGGATATACATCAAATTTTGATTTGGCGGCTGCTTTACCACGAGCACAAAGTTTTGTTCCCGCTTTTTTCTTACCTTCCATCATTACTTCTTCATCATCGTTTGTAACATGGTCGGTATTAATTTGATTCATCATAAAATCAAACACTTGGTCAATGTTTTCTTTAGCAACGGCAACGTGGTCTTGAGCCCAATCGTGACCTTGTTCTAATATACTTACAACAGCATCTTCCCCCAATTCAAGGAGTATTGCTGTTTGTCTGTGTAATTGTTCTAAATTACTAAAGAACATGTATCTTTCATTTTCTTGTTCAGATAAAATTTTCTTCACTAATTTAGTGATATCTGATTCTTGTAGTCTAACTATTTTTTTCATTTTTTGTTTACGATTTGGAACATTAATTCTCTTTGATAAGTATCTTTCTCCCCACTAGTATTCACACGAATATCAACATAATATTGATTTGGTATTTTATCTCTTGTGTCAAACATGAAATAATACTCATTTGGTGTTCTGTTTATAGGAGTCCAATCTTGAACTTGTACTTCAGTATTACCTTCCCTCACATAAACACGATAGAACGCTTCAATATCGTTTAATACTATCTGACTTGAGTATGCTTGTTTGATTGTCACCATGACCTTCCTAATGTCTGTATTCAGTATCTTTTCATTTTGTTTGATACCACTAAAATCAAATCCATAAAGAATTGGGTCTTTTGATTGATAACCAATTTGGTAAACTGATGATTGGCTTTGTAAAATAAATTCGTTTTCAACATTACTTAAAGTAACACCATCTTTAATTAACCCCGACCATTGGTCAGTAAATTGACATGGTGTTGAATAACCTGTAATTGGTGGAATTGTAACTTCATATACACCCTTTGTTTTCAAACAAGTTGTAAGTGCTGACATACCAGGTACAACATCACCATTAGGGTCTAAAATAGACACCGTAGGGTCTGTATCAAGATTCATAAAGTCACCACTTGAATATGCGTATAAGTATAACTTATTTGTTCTACCAGCAGGGAATTGATTTCTATCATCTTTAATGATATCATTATAAGTTGTTTGTAGATATGGTTGATAAAATGTTTGAGTATGTCTTGTAAAGAATCCAACAGAATATGTTTCAGTTAAACCTACAATATTTTCAATTTCGGGAACATAAGCAATTCCCCAACCTGTAACACCTGTAATTGTTCCTTGTATAATACCATTAATTTCATCTGACATATCAAAT